TACCTACCTACCCACATGGTCGTTACACCGGCTACGTGGGCAGCGTTAGGTTCGTTGGTTGACTCAACAGGCCGCCCAGTATTTCCACAGATTGGCGCAATGAACGCACCAGGCGAATTGTCCGCAGCAAACTGGAACGGCAACCCACTTGGGTTGGTTTTAGTGGTTGACAAGAACGCGCCAGGTTCATTTATTGGACACGCAGCGGGACCAGCTGCAGGCTTCGAATTTTACGAACAGCAAAAAGGCGCCATTTCTGTTGAAGTACCTAGCACCTTGGGCCGCACTATTGCGTACCGTGGCTATGCAGCTTCATTTATGGCAGACGCTACAAAATTCGTTAAGTTCGTCTAACCGAAAGGCGGCTTTACCGCCATGACGCAGGTATACCAAGTAGCGCATAAAACGCTATTAAGCAACTACGCAGTTTTAGAAACGCTTACACCTAACGAAGTGTATGTAGGCGCGTCTATTGTTGTAGCAGGCGTAGACGCAACCTTTAACGGCACGTATACCGTTTTAGATGTACCCGAATACTTGTTTATTGGCGTAGATGAATACGGCGATTTACTTTTTAATTACGAGGTAGCCGTACCGTTTCAAATTTTGTACGCAAAAACAGCAAGCGACGTTACGCGCACTACAGCAACAGGAACCGTAACGCTGGGTACTATCCCGTGTACGTGGATTACAGCCGGACAAGTCGAGGACTGGCTCGGCATAGGCACCGCGTCGGCACTCGATACAACTTTTCTTACTCAATGCGCTGCAGCTGCAAACGACTTTTGTTTTCAACGCAGGCTAGAAAGCGGTTACATAGACGCCAAGGCAACAAGCCCTAGTAACAGCGTCACCCTGGGAACTATTGCCTACGGCGGTTTTCTGTATCGACAGCGTGGCGCTGTAACAGATTTTGCTAGTTTTGACGGCCTACCGGCAGGCAACAGCGTTGGCTTGTCGCCAATGATTAAACAATTGCTAGGTATCCCACGCCCGCAGGTTGCCTAAATGCCTGTTGCTTTTACAGACCTGTTAAACGAGGCGCTAGACGACCTAGCAACGTCGCTAACGACCATTACAGGCCTACAGGTAGTAACAGACCCCCGCAACCTTGTACCGCCTTGTGCGTTCATTGACGCGCCTAGCTTTACCGTGTTTGCTAACAACGTTGTAGAAATAACGTTCCCCGTACGCATAATTACGCTTGGGCCTGGCAACCTTGACGCGCAACGGTCATTACTTAACTTGGCTAGCAAAGTAATAACCAAAAAAATTGGCGTAACCGACGGGCGCCCAACTATTGCAGTAATTGGCGGCAGCGAATTACCCGCCTACGACTTGACCATATCCCTACAAGCCCAGGCAACCGCCTAGAATAGGTACAACATGAAATACACAATTATTAGCCCCCGCTTAGGTACCCCAGGCGATACATACGAACCAGTAGACGGCGTTAACGTCGACGCGCTTGTAGCAGGCGGCTTTATAGAACAATCCACCGTTAAGGCGCCTAAAGGTGCTAAAACTAAGACAGACACAAACGAGGAGTAAAGCCAATGGCTACTAGCACTTATTTATCATCACCAAATTGCACGGTCAACTCAATTTCTTTGCAGGACCAATGCCAAGGTTTGACGTTTACGCGCACTATCGAGGCGCTAGAAAGCACCGCGTTTGGTTCAGGTTCCCGCGTCTACACCGCAGGCCTTGAAAACTCAACGTTGACCCTTGACCTGTACCTATCGTTTGCAACTAGTGAAACTTACGCAACACTTAAAAGCCTTGTAGGCACGTCTACTACGGTTTCGTGGTCGCCTAGCGCAACAAGCCCAGGCACCGCAACAAACCCAACGTTTACACTTACAGGCGCTTACTTGGAAGCCCTACCATACGAAATGGCTTTAGGCGCGCTAGGCACAATTAGCGTTACCTTTACTGGTGGAGTTTATAGCGTTCTTGAAGTTTAATTAAAAGCCTGAAAAGGCCCGACACAAAAGGCAGATAATGAAACTTACATTAAAAGTAGAAACCACCGACACCGCTTACGAAGTTGCAACAAACTTATTTGTAATTGTTATGTGGGAACGCAAATACAAACGTAAAGCGTCGGACATGGCAGCCGGTATTGGCGTTGAGGATTTAGCCTTTATGGCATACGAAGCGTCTAAGTTAAACAAAATTGTTGTACCGTCAGAATTTGAAACGTTTATTAAAAACTTGGTCAACATTGAAGTAGTCGACACCGAGGCCCCAAACCCCACTTAAGGGGCACCCACGGGCGCCAACTTGCCGAACTGTTGGTAGCGATATCGTGGTGGCCCCCGTCGGTACCTTTTGACATAGACGACCTGGCTACCGTTGTTGCTGTATTATCAGACAACAACAAACAACGAAAGTAACCCTTATGGCAACCTTGGCAAATACTTTAGAAATTAAAGGTATTCAAGAAACCATGAAGGCGCTTAAAGAAATTGAACCTGGGTACCTTAAACAAGTACGCAAGGACATTAAAAACGCTGGGGCGCCTGTATTGACAGCGGCCCGTAGTTTGATACCTTTAGCCCCGCCGTTGTCAGGTATGGCGCGTGGCAATCTTATTCGAGGCCGTGCCGGTACGAAATGGAGTAGCGAAGGCGCCCGTAAAGGTTTTATTATTAAAACCAACAGGTCAGGCCAACGCGCTAGAACCGTTACGTTTAAGTCAGGCGAAACTATAGATTTTGCTGCACGGCCCTACCAGCTGTTAACACTCACCCAGCGCGACGCTGCAGGCTCAATATGGGACCATGCAGGGCGTCGCACTAAAGGCCGTTTTGTAACCAATCTACAAATGCAAGGTAGCTACGACCCGCGCGCTGCCGAACCTGGCGTAATTGCTGCACGGCCAGCCGTTGAAAACGAAGTAACCGACATAGTCGATAAAGTAATGAAGCACACCAACACAAAATTAAAGGTACGCCGTGGCAATTAACGTACCAATTATTACGACCTTTTCAGATAAAGGCGTTAACGCAGCACAAAAAGCGTTTGGCGGTTTAAGCAAATCAACACTAATTGCAGGTACCGCTATTGCTGGGGCCACGGTAGCCGTTGCTGCGTTTGCTTATAAGTCAATTCAAAAAGCGTCAGATTTTAACGAAGCGATTAGCAAAAATACTGTTGTATTTGGCGCTATTTCTAAAGAAGTAGAAAATTTTGCAAACACCGCAAACCGTTCTTTAGGTTTATCGGAAACTGCAGCGCTTAAAGCGGCTGGCACGTTCGCTACTTTCGGTAAGTCTGCCGGTCTAGCAGGAAAAGATTTATCGGATTTTTCTACTGACCTAGTAACTATTGCTGCCGACTTGGCGTCGTTTAACAACACATCAGTAGACGAAGCCATAAACGCCCTGGGGTCCGCTTTACGAGGCGAAGCCGAACCGTTACGCAAATACGGCGTACTACTCGACGACGCAACCCTAAAAGCTGCAGCAACCGAACTAGGCATATATTCAGGCAATAAAGCGTTAACAGCACAACAAAAAGTTTTAGCTGCACAAAAGGTTATTTTTGACCAAACAGCCGACGCACAAGGCGACTTTAGCCGCACGTCAACAGGTCTAGCAGCACAACAAAAAATACTTGGCGCAACCCTAGAAAATATCCAAACCAATTTAGGGCAAGCATTTTTACCGATATTTTTAAAAGCCGTCAAATTCTTTAACGACGAAGTAACGCCGGCGTTTGAACGTGTAGCGGAAGTAATCGGCGAAAAAGGCCTTGTAAAGGGTATGCAACAAGCCCTATACGAAATGGGCAGTTTTGGCCCTGGCATGGTTGAAGCATTTAAACAGGTTGCCGTTAACGCCGCTAAAGCCGCCAACGTGCTATACAAATTTGCTGTAGTTACCGCAGCTACCGCCCTATTTGCTATGGGTCAGGCTACGAAAGCTTTAGGGTTTTTGGGTAAAGCGTTTGACGACATAATTGACGTAGACAAATTAGGCGCCAGTTTTGACAAGTTCGCTTCAGGCATAAAAAACATGGGCAAGCAATCCGATTACAGCAGTTTCGCAGCCAAACAACTTGCCGAAAACGCTAAAGCCGCAGCCGAAGCAACAGACGATTTAAGTGGAGTAGGTACTGGTAAAGGTGCTACAGCTGCCGCAGAACGATTAAAGAAAATGCAACAGGCAACAAAAGACGCCGCCGACGCACTAACAAACCGCATGAATAAAGCGCTAGACGACGCTAAAGATAAACTTGCCGAAGCCCAAGAAGCGTTTGACGGTTTCGGCAAAAGCATTTCAGACAGTTTAGGTAGCAGCCTTAATTTCGCAGACGCCAAAAGTGCTGGCAACGAAACAGGGGCAAGTTTCCTTACTGGTTTACGTAACCAAACACAAGGCGTAAAAGATTACAGCGCGTCAATCGGCGCTTTACTTGCATTAGGTATATCGAAAGACGCCTTACAACTTGTTTTAGACGCTGGAAGTGTTAGCGGCGCGGCTATTGCCGCCGAGTTAATCGCCGGCGGAGTAGACGCAATTAACGAAACCAACGCACTTGTTACAGCCAGTAAAACAGCTGCAGACGCAATAGGTTTGCTTGCTGCCAATAAATTTTATTCGGCAGGCGTAGCAAATGCTAAATCGTATTTAGACGGTATTCAAGCGGCGTTCAATTTTGCCCAATCGGGGCTTGCTGTACCCGGCCTAAATGTGGCAGACGTTAAAGGAATTGGCGCGGCGTTTGACGCCGGCGTAACATCAAAAGCCGCAAACCCCATTTCGCCTAGGTCATTTAACGACAGTTTCGGTGGCATAGGCGGATTTTTTGACGGCGTTACCGTAAACGTAAACGGCGGTATAAGTACCAGCGCCGAAATAGGCGAAGCAGTAGTAAACGCTATTCGTGCATACAACAGGGCTGCAGGCCCCGCTAATATCGCGGTTGCGTAATGGCTACGTCAGTAATTGAAAGCGGCGACTACGAATTATTTATAGACACCGGCTTTCTTGTTAACAGTTTTCGTTTAGATAATGACACGGCAGGCGTCTTAGATAACACCGAATTTGTGTTAACAGGTACTACCGAGTTTGCACCTATGTTGCAATACTCGACAAATGTAAACATAAAGCGCGGGCGTCGTGACGTAGGCGACCAATTTAGCGCTGGAACAATGTCATTTAACTTAAACGACAGCCTGGCAGGCGGCACCCTAAACCCGCTGTATTCGTCTAGCCCATACGTGGACCCTAACGAGGAATTTACGCTGGCACCGTTACGGAAAGTGTCGTTTGGTCGATACAACGGCGTTGGCACGTTTATAGAATTGTTTAGAGGTCAAATAGTTAATTACGATTATTCGTATCAGTTAGGCCAACAAAACATAGTTACCGTGTATTGCGCCGACGATTTCTATTTATTGGCCCAAACAGCGTTAGCAGAATTTAACGTAACCGAACAACTATCGAGCGCCCGCCTATCTGCCGTACTTGATTTACCCGAAGTGGCTTATCCCGCTTTAACCCGTGACATTGAAACAGGCACCCAAACGCTAGGCGGGGCAGCTGCCTACACCGTGCCCGAGGGTACAAACGTAAAGGCATATATTGACCAAATACAGCAAGCCGAACAGGGCCGTATTTTCTTGTCACGTACAGGCGATTTTACGGCCCAGCCGCGCGTAGGTCAAACCCTTTCGGGTAGTGTCGCGGACTTTCACGACGACGGCACCAACATACCGTACAACTCATTAGGCATTATTTTTAACGCCGACCTAATCGTAAACAGGGCCAGTATCCAACACTTAGGCGCCACAAGCCCCGAGGTTGCCGACGACCTAGTAAGCCAGGCTAAGTACCTAATTCAAAATACAAGCATTACAAACAGCCTTTTACACAATGACGCGGCAGCACTTGACCTGGCTAACTACC